CCTGGAGGTTTGGACCTATGTGTATTTGACTTTGGCGTCAATGCAGGACCAGGTCGTTCAGCTAAGTATCTACAAACAATGATTGGTACTGTTGCAGATGGTGGCATTGGACCTAATACTTTGAAGTCTGTTGCAGAATATGTAGAGGCACATGGTATTGAGAAGTCAATCGTTAACTTTCAAAATGCAAGACAAGGTTACTATGAAAAATTGAGTACCTTTGAAACATTTGGTAAAGGTTGGACTAGACGTGTAGTAGAGACTACGAACTTAGCCAAAACTCTTACATGAGAGTATAAACGTCTTAATGATGAAACGCTTAAGCAACAGCGTGATGAGTTAAACGATATGTATGCAAAAAAAGGCATTTAATTTCAAAATAACACTTGCCATTGACCATATACTATGATATAATATAATTAAGAAATCAAACTTGAAGGTGAATATAATATGACAGCAAAAAACTTTATACAATTAGACGATACAGTCTTCCCAACTACTAAAGGCAAGAACCAAAATGGTTTTCGTTTCTATGAAGTAGATGGTAACCATTTTCCCTCTATCACTACTGTACTTGGTGTACAGAAGAAGCCAGGCTTAGACGCATGGCGTAGAAATGTCGGTGAAGAAGCCGCTAAGTGGGAAATGAATCGAGCTGCTAGGCGTGGTACTGCTGTACACACTCTAGTAGAACAATATTTAAAAGGTGAAACTCCTAGTGAACGTGGTGTATTACCACTTGGTATGTTTAGGTTGTTAAAACCTTACCTTGACCAAGTTGATAATATTCATGCATTAGAGAAAATCATGTACAGTAAGAAGTTGACCATTGCTGGTCAAGTGGACTGTATTGCAGAATACAATGGTAAGTTGTCAGTAATTGACTTTAAAACTGCCAACAAAGAACGTGTAGACTCATGGAATGAGAACTATTACATACAATGTACTGCTTATGCCCACATGTACGAAGAGTTATTTGGTACTAAGATTGAGCAGATTGTAATTCTACAAGCTGGTGAAGATGGTTCATGTAAGTCATTTGTCAAACAAAAGGCAGAATATGAGCCTAAATTAGAAGAAGCAATTAAGTATTTTTATAAATATTACGAAGAGAAAGCAGGTAATAAGCCAAGCTAGTCCTTTCTCTTACAAAGGGGACTTAAATGAAAAAAATCATATCAGGAATAATTATGGGAATGTTTAGTACCATCGCTGTAGCATTATTTTCGGTTAGTGCGACTGCTGACGACCATTATGAATTTTGGCCTTCAGCTGCACCGATTATATGTGGTCAGACTAAACCTATGTTAGAGTTTGTAGCAGAGGCAGGTATGTTACCACTTACAGTATCATTTGGTAAAGTAGATGGTAAAGAAGATGGTGAGATTGCATTTGTTGTTACAATGTGGATGAAACCAACTACAACACAACAGATGGTGACTATAAGTAAACCAGACGGTACTGAGATGTGTATTTTATATAAGAGTTTTAACACTACTGTTAATCCAGATTTTAATGGTAAAGGTATAAACTTATAAAACGCCAACAGATAAATTGTCTTTCAAGAAAATGGGAAAAAAGGTTAAAAAGAGCTGCCAAAAAACGAGAAAGACAGCAGAATAAAAAAGAATTGGTCGTTGACGACAAATATGGTAGACATGCTGGACGAGGGTGCAATTCCCTCCAGCTCCACCATAAACACATTTACTAGTGTGCTTATGATGGGGCTGATATAGGATTCGACAGGTGTTGAGAAATTTGTAAGAGACTAATAGGTGGCAACCTTAAATGCTAATTAAACGCAAACAATAATAACTTTGCATTAGCGGCCTAGTCGCTTAGGGTTTTGTGGATTGCACCTCGTAACAGAAGCAATCCACGCTTGACATAATTTTAATAATATGATATAAAGGTAGACATGAATAGTAAAGAGTTTAGTTTGATAATTGAAGGCGTTGTAAAAGACAAGAAGCCAATTACATACTTGGATGCTATTATTCTATACTGTGAAACCGAGAACATTGAGGTTGAAACGGCTAGTAGAATGATAACCAAGTCGTTAAAAGAAAAGATTAAGAGTGAGGCGGCTCAAGTTTGTCTGTTAAAAGGTGGACGACCAGCGACATTGCCTGTATGAATGGTTTAGAATACTTATATCACATTCTCTTTGTAGAGATTGAATTTGGATTGTGGGGTATAATAGGTTTAGGTGTAGCATTCGCTATACTAAGCTACATAATGGATTATAATGGAGAGATAAACAATGAACATTGAATTAGTAGATAAAATGGGTAGTGACCTGTCTGTAGTAAATGCAGCTAGGGTTTCATTTGCTAAGAAGAAAGAAGTCCTTGACCAAGGCGATGAGAAATTAATTAAATATTTGGCAGACCATAATCATTGGTCTCCGTTTGGTCACACAACACTACAGTTCCTAATTAAAGCACCAGTATTTGTAGCACGACAGTTGGTTAAACACCAAGTTGGTCTTGTATGGAATGAAGTATCACGTAGATATGTTGATAGTGAACCTGAGTTTTATATGCCTTTCATATGGCGTGGTAAACCAGATAATAAGAAACAAGGTTCTAGTGATGAAGAGATTGAGTATGATGTATCTGGTACAATGCAGTATGTTAAAGAGACATACAATAACTTATTAAAAGCTGGTGTTGCACCTGAAATGGCAAGAATGGTCTTGCCTCAAAACATGATGACAGAGTGGTATTGGACAGGTAGTCTTATGGCCTTTGCTCGTGTTTGTAACTTACGTAACAAGGAAGACTCACAAGAGGAGACAAGAGTAATAACATTACAAATGGCTAAACATTTAAAAGACCATTTTCCTATTAGTGCGAAAAACTTGTTAGATGATTAATGGAATATGGAGGGTTTGATGTTTACAAAGTTTATCTCGGAGTTAAGTTACATTTTACTACGGCTTCATATGACTACATTAAATATGGTGGTAAAGTTAATGCTAAACTTGAAACATTTACTAAACGAAAAGATAGGTACTTTTTTCATAAACTTTCAAAGAAATATCCTGCTGATAGAATACTCGATTATTTTGTTAGTAATTTTGTTATTGACGGTAAGAAATGGATAGGGAATTTAATACGCAATGATGGTGATGAAGCCTATATTAAGTATAGAAAATATAACGAGAGTTTTGAATACTCTTTACGAGAAGAGCTTAATGGCATGCTTTCTGATTTTGACTTCAAGCGTCTTTCTTTTGATGATGGTATGGGCATTCCTAATGGACAACATAGTAGATTCTTACGTTTACTTATTCAAGGGAAGATTAGTTACCAGACCGCCATCTTATTGGATGAACTTATTGCGTTTTCTGAAAATTATGACAAAGAAATATCTGAGAAAGTTGTATGGCCAGATATCTCAAAGAAACTAAAAAGGTTAAGACCGTTCATTAGACTGAACCGAACACAAGCGAAATTTATAATCAAAAAGGTGATATATGAAAAATAAAATAATAAAATTCTGGACTTCTTCTTATCATTCGGATAAGATATCATTCTACTTAGAACTAATAAGTTTCGTCTTTACAGTAGCAGCTAGTTTAACATTGGCTATAACAGCAGCCAGTCCTGATATGCGATTAGTATATCCAGGTTTCTTTATTGGTAGTGTCACGGCCTTTATTGCACACTATAGACGTAGTTTGGCATGGCCGACAGTATTAGTAGGTTATTTTGCAATTATGAACGTATTTGGATTAGGAGTAGCACATGGTTGGTGGTAAACAGATATTACCTATAAAAGAAAAACTAGATGAGAAGATTAAACAACTAAACTCTAGTAGAGTATTCAAAAAGATTACACCAAAAGGTGACCTATCATGGTACATCAAATGGGTATCAGTTGTTCTTATACTAGTGGCAACATCTGCTAGAGCTACAGGAACACTACCACATGTTGATTTATGGTTTGGATTATTTGGAACTGTAGGTTGGTTTGTAGTTGGTTATCTGTGGCATGATAGAGCTCTTATCTTATTAAATGGTGTGTTAGTTACATTAATCTTTACAGGTCTATTAAACTATTATTATGGCGTCTAAAACATTCTTAATTGGCAATGGTAACAGTAGATTAGGTTTAGACCTTTCTATTTTAAAACCACATGGCAAAGTTTATGGTTGCAATGCCATTTACAGAGAAGAGTTAGATAAGATTGATGTACTTGTTGGTGTAGACCATGGCATTATGCATGAAATATACCATAAAGGTGTTGCACAGAAATTGCCATGTTATTTTAGAGATTGGACTAAAGTACCAGCCTTTACATATGAGATGATGATGGACAGTGGCATTGATAAACTAGAGATGGCAGAGTTGCAGAAGAAACATAATAT